CTTTAATACCTTAGCTAATCAGCTTTGGGATGACGAGACCCAAGCCTTGTTTGCCAGCATTATAGCCTTCCATTTCGGCGGAAGGGCATTTGGCAAATGAAAAAAGATTATTCAGATTTTGATACTCAAAAAGAAATACTTTTAGATTACCTGCAAGTGATGGTGGCGCTACAAGATTGGCATGGAGTTTCTGACGTTGCGAACGATTTGCGTGAATTAGAAGCAAAACATAAAGCGTCGTATGATTAGCAAAAAAGCATTAGACCTAATTAAGCACCATGAGGGCGTCAGGTTAAAACCGTATCGATGCCCTGCTGCCCTGCATACGATTGGCGTGGGTCATGTACTTTATCCGGAGCAAGCCAAGCTGCCTATGGAAGACCGGATTAAGTACCCGATTAGACCGGAAGATAACCGCCTGTTTACGATGGAGGAAGTTGATGCCATTCTTCAAAAAGACCTTGATCGTTTTGTTGCGGGAGTTCTGCGCTATTGCCCTAGCGTTGTTAATAATCAAAGCTGGCTTGACGCTCTTGTAAGTTTTGGTTTTAACTTAGGATTGGGCACATTACAACGCAGCACTCTGCGCCAGAAACATAACCGTGGTGATTACGCAGGTGCATCAGACGAGTTTTTAAAGTATACAAAAGCTGGTGGAAAAGTTTTAAAAGGGCTTGTTAATAGGCGTAATGATGAACGTGCTTTGTACTTAGGTAAATAAAAATGCCATTACAATCTTTACAGCTTCGACCAGGCATTAATCGAGAAGGCACATCACTTTCCAATGAGGGCGGTTGGTATGAGTGCGACAAAATTCGATTTCGTTCAGGCTACCCGCAAAAACTTGGTGGTTGGAAACCAATAACGTCACAAACTTATCAAGGCGTAGCTAGGGCGCTTTTTAATTGGGTTACCTTAAGAGGTTATAACCTTCTTGGCGTTGGGACAAATACAAAGTATTACGTTGAGAGTGGTGGCGTTTTCAATGATATTACTCCTTACCGCTCAAATGTTACTTTAAGCAATCCATTTACCACATCAAATGGAAGTTCTACTGTTCTTGTCACCGATAATGCTTATGGAGGAATTACTAACGACTCTGTAACATTCTCAAATGCAAGTACAGTAGCTGGCTTAAATTTAAATGGCGAATTTTTAATAACTTTTGTTGACGGAAATTCTTATTACATTACTGCAAATGGTACGGCAAACGCTACCGTTACTGGCGGCGGCAGTAATGTAAATGCTAAATATGAAATTAATGTTGGCCTTGCTACGTATGGTTATTTAGCAGGATGGAATACTGGTTTGTGGGGTGGATTTCAAACAGGCGTTCAGCAAACAAAGCTTTCTGTAGCTCTTAATTCAAGCAATACCAACATAACTGTTACATCTACCACAGGGTTTCCATCCGGCGCTGGCACGGTCATGATGGATTCTGAACTGGCAATATATTCAGGTAATACAGCAACCATATTTACTGGCTCAACAAGGGGTGCCAACGGAACCGTAGCCACAGCACACGCAAACAATACAGTTGTTTATGACGCTGGTACGTTTACTGGCTGGGGACAATCTGTAACTAGCTCAACTGGTACGCAAATACGCCTATGGTCTCAAGCCACTTTTGGCGAGTATTTAATTATTAATCCTCGCAACGGCTCCTTGTATATGTATATTCCAGAGTATACAGGAGCAGGTATTTTGTATTTTGATAACCACGCAAAATTACTTTCATCCTCTTCTGCCTCACCTTATGTTACAGATGCCGCCTGCCCAGTAGCTGTTGCGCAAGTAATGGTGTCGGATGCTTCACGTTTTGTTCTTGCGTTTGGCTGCAATGATTATGGCTCACAAATACAGGATCCATTATTAATTAGGTGGTCTGACCAAGAAAGTTATTCCACTTGGCTGCCATCCGTAACAAATCAAGCAGGTAGCTACAGGTTATCCTCTGGATCTACCATAGTTTCTGCTGTACAAACCAAGCAAGAAATTGTTGTTTTTACCGATGCCGCATGTTATTCAATGCAGTATTTGGGGCCACCATACGTTTGGGGCTTTACAATTCTTTCTAACAATATTTCTATCATGGGGCCAAATGCGGTCGCCGCAGCAAACAATATTGTTTATTGGATGGGGCTTGATAAGTTTTATATTTATACTGGCCGCGTAGAAACACTGCCTTGTTCATTGCGTCAGTATGTATATGGCGATATTAACTTAGAACAGAACTACCAAATATTTTCCGGCAGCAATGAGGGTTATAGTGAAATATGGTGGTATTACTGTTCGGCCAACAGTACAACCGTAGACAGATATGTTATTTACAATTACTTAGACAAGGTATGGTATTACGGTAATTTAAATCGCAGTGCTTGGCTGGACAGCCCGCTGCGCAACTATCCTATGGCCGCTACATATCAACATACCCTTGTGTATCACGAAGATGGCAACGATGATGTAGAGGTTAGTGGAACTGCGCTTCCAATTAATTCTTACATTCAATCATCTGATTTTGATATTGGAGACGGTCACAACTATGGGTTTGTATGGAGGATTATTCCTGACCTTACGTTTGACGGATCAAACAATGAGGCTCCGGCAAAGCCATCGGCTGTATTTACTATAAAGCCAAGGCAAAATCCTGGTGCGCCTTATGGTACCGCAGATGCTCCGGTTGTTCAGTCTGCCCAGTCATACGCTCTTCAAAGAAACTACGTAGTTCAGGAGTTTACCCAGATTGTGTACACAAGGCTGCGTGGCCGCCAGATGGCATTTAAGATCAGTTCTGATACCTTAGGAACCCAATGGCAACTAGGCGTTCCAAGGGCGGATATTGTTAAAGACGGTAGGCGTTAATGTATATAATGATAAAAGAAACCAAGCGTGAGGATAGCTAATGTCAACGGGTACCACAAAATCGCCACCATTGCCAGTAGCTCCGTTAGAATATAGCCGTGATTATCAAGATCAATTAAACAATATTTTACGGTTGTATTTTGCACAGCTTGATAACCCAGGGGTAAGTGCTGGGGCTGCTTTTAGAACGGGTAATGCGGTAGTTGCGGCATTAAATTTTAGCGCATATAGCCCAATAACTGGAAATACAGCCGTCAGCTTTGCTACTAGCGTAGAAGAAGCTGCTGGGAAATTAAGGGTTGGGGATGTTTATTATGACGTCTCTACTAATGTATTAAAGATAAAGGTATCTTAAGATGAGCCTACACACACTAGCCAACCATCTTCAAAGCGCCGGACGCGGTGAGGATAAGGTACTTGTCCACATGACTCCGCACGAAGTTCAGGGATTGCAATCCTTGGCTATGTCGCACGGCGGGTCACTGACTATTAATCCTGAAACTGGCTTGCCAGAAGCTGGCTTCCTGTCGGGCATTCTACCTATGGTTGCTGGGGCTGCATTAGCGGCCACAGGCGTTGGCGCTCCTATGGCGGCGTTGATGGTAGGTGGCGCTGGAGCAGTGGCAACGGGCAGTCTAGGCAAGGGCTTGATGATGGGATTGGGCGCTTATGGTGGCGCTGGTCTAGCTGGTGGCTTGATGGGTGGCGCAGCTAGTGCTACTGAAGCGGCTGCTGTTAGTGGTTTAGGATCGGCACAAACAATTGCAGCGCAGAACGCGGCTAATTTAGGGGCGACAACAGCATCGCAAGCGGGTAACGTATTGGGAGGAGCAATTCCTAATGCTGCGGCATTGCCTAACACTGTTTCTATGCCTGGCGTTATTAACACAGCATCTGGCCAGTTGGGTGCGCAGCCTAGCGTAGGTGCGTTCCCTGGGGTGCAAAATAGTGGCACAGCAACGATGGCTGGATCACCTATTGCGCAGCCGCCAGCGCCAATTGTAAATTCTTCGGCCTTAAACCCAACCACGGGATTGCCTGCTGGGGCATCTAGCGTTGAGTCTGCTACTTCAGTTTTAGATAAATTAAAAAGTCTTCCTAGTAAAGCTTATGAATTATTTTCTGGGACTGGCCCAGAAGCAGAAAAGGCTAGAGAAGATTGGTTAACAAAAAATAAAAATTATCTTTTGACTGGTGGATTGGGTGTGCTTGGTGCGTCTAGAGATGATCCTAGAAAACCTAAAACATCGCAACCTCATTATGAGACTAATGAATACGATTGGAATCGTACCTTTAGCCCATCATCAAGGGCGCCGGGAAGCAGCGCTGAACGCACATACTTTGCGGCAGATGGTGGGTTAATGGGATTGCCAGTTGAGAAAATGTCTCAGCAAAATTCTATGCAAGATAATACTAAGTATCCTATGGCGTTTCAAAATACGTCAAGTTACGGGAATGCGTCTCAATCGCCAATTCCACAGAACGTAATTTCTGAAGCTACAGATGCCGACGTTACTCCTTATAGCGAAGCAGAAAGATCTTATGCGGCAGGTGGCTCTGTTAAAAAAGCAGCTACATTAACACCACAAGCTGCATACAATAATGTTCAAGCATGGTACACGGCAAATATTAAGCCTACTAATTTATCAAGTGTAAAAGAACCCAAAACTGGATGGACTGCTACAAATGTAGTATCAACATACAAGCGTGCTTTAGATAAAGAAAAAAAAGAATTAACAGATACACAAAATTTATTAAAAAGTTATGTTGATAAAAATGGCAGGGCAAAGCCAGGATATGATGCTGTCGTTGATTCTTTGAATACAACAATTGTTCAACAACAAAAAGATTTAGAAAATACTATTAGTGCTGCGTACAAAAAAATACCATTGACGAGCAATAAATTTGATGATTACAAAACAGCAGCAACGCAAAAAAGAAACCAAGACAATGAGTACAACGCATTAAATTCTTTAATAACAAATTACATTACACCAACAAGTATTAAGAATACGGATTTTGCAAATACGTATTCAACTGCTTTGTCTAGAGAAAAAAATCAGCAAGAGGAAAGCGGATTGTTTTCAACAAAAATTGCGCCAGCTTTAAAGGCTTTTGCAAAATACAACGGCAAAGATACTTCTGGTAAAAAAATAACCGGAGAAAGTTATTACACCTTAGAAGATAATTGGAAGGCTGAAACTAATCGCCAACAGAAAGATGTTACTAATTTAAAAAAATCTTTGGTTAATGCTGGTTTAATGGACAAGAATGGCGATTGGACTGCAACAGCGCAAAAATACACTGGCCTTCTTGGCTCGGCTAAATCTTACTTACAAAATGAACAGGGCGAGGTAACTAAGTCAACTCGCGCAGGAACACAAGCGACAAGAGATTATCGTAATTCGACAGAGAGGATTGGGGATACGCTTTCTTATAGAAACATACAAACATCAGGAGGCACTACTGCCACTACTAATTCTGATATTCAAAAACAAATAGACGACATTAAAAACGATGAAAACAACTACTTTTACAACACCATGGGTAATTACCAAAGTAGATCTCTTACCGCCAGAGCAGACAAACAAATAAAAGATCTTGAAAAAAAATTAACGACGCCAAGACAAGTTCTACAAGAAGATGGTTCGTGGGGGCCAGAAAAAACAAAACAAAAGTACAAAGCTTATGAGTATGGAAAAATAACTGCCACAACGGGCTGGGATACAACTAAAAAATATCTTGAAGAATCTGATATTAATCATGTATGGAATGAAATTAAAGGCGAGCGCGCTAATAAATATAATATAGACAAGTATCTTGGTAAGAAAATGTCTATGCAGGAATTGGTTAATGAATTAAATAGCATGAGTTACATGAAGACACAGGATCGCGGAAAAACTAATCCTTTTACTGATGAAGAATTGCAAAAAGAGGCTCAATATTATTGGGGTCGACAAATGACTAGAGGGGAGCTTACTGCTTATAAGTCTAAAAATTATGGCAATTTTGCTGCGCTTCGTGACGCGCTTACATCAGAGAATATGTATGTTGATCATTTGAATGATGTAAATCAAAAACAATATGATTTGCAATATAAAAATTTAGGTGTTTCACCTCTCACAGCAACAGATGTTTCTTCTGTTTATGTTAACACGCTTGGACGCAAGCCATATTTAAATGAATTAAATAAATATTTAAATCAAAAAGTATCAACGGCAACTCTTACTAATACACTTAAAAATTCTGATGAATATATTAATAAACTTGTGCAACCAAACTATAGCGGCAATGCAACTACAAGCGGCAACACAACTACAAGCGGCAACACAACTTCTAACGGATCAACTGTTGTTACCCCAGCCGGAGGCGGCACCGGGCATACTCCGCCTGTAACATATAAGGTTGGCAAATCAATGACTGATGCTGAGATTAATGCATATATGCAAAATTATGCGTACTCTGGTAATGCTGCTCCAGCAACAAGTCATATTGCGGGAGTAAAAAGTAATACGGCTGTAACCTCTCTTGGCTCGCCTTATCACCCAATTCAAATTCCGGTGAAAGAAATAGAAGGGTCATTGCCATATTATGATGTTAACAGTTTGCTTGGCACATCTAATTTGTATAGACAAATGGCAACACAAATGCCAGCAATACAGCAAGGCATAGATTTTAAAACAAGCGATGCTAAGGCGTTAGCAAACCCATTTAGCAATGTAGCCCCAGGGAATGTAACTTTGCAATCTGTTGCAACCCCAGAAAGATATACTACACCAAGCTATGCCACGCCGTTGGATTATCAGGCAGCCTTATCTCCAGAAGAACAAAGAATCATGTCTGAATACCAAAATGCTCAAAGTAGGGGACTAGCGTCTGGCGGCATAACAAATTACAACTTGGGAGGCTATTCTGATGGAGGCCGTTTGCTGCGCGGGCCGGGCGATGGTGTAAGTGATTCTATCCCTGCTTCTATTGGCGACCGTCAGCCCGCTCGTCTTGCGGATGGAGAGTTTGTAATTCCAGCTAGGATAGTTTCAGAGATTGGAAATGGAAGCACAGATGCTGGCGCAAGAAAACTTTATGCGATGATGCAAAGAATACAGCAGGCGCGTGGCAAAACAGTTGGGCGCGGAAAGGTAGCGGTAAAAAGCGGTGCCGATAAAATGCTTCCAGCATGAGCGAGATTACATACAAGGCAGTTAATCCTTTTTCCTTTTTAAAGGAAATGGAGGATATATTTCCTGCGCATTATGAAGAAGTTTGCGTAACAAAAGATTTTCCTTTAGCTCCAGATTACAAGCGGTATTGGGAGATGGCAAATTCTGGGTGGTTGGTGTGTATCAATTGTATGGATGGTGATAAGTTGATTGGATATATTGTTTTTATTATCCAGCCGCACTTACATTACAGCACTTGTATTACTGCATTTGAAGACATTTATTATTTAAAACCAGAGTATCGCAAGGGTAGGATTGGAATAAAAATGTTTAAATTTGCAGAAGAGATAATGAAAGAAATAGGCGTACATAGAATTATTTATCACACAAAAGTACATCTGGATAATTCAAAACTTTTTGAATATCTTGGATATAAAAACACCGACAAAGCATATACAAAGATTTTGTAAGGGCGATCATGACATATTCTCGTAGACAACTAGAATCTTTTTTAGAGCCAATAGGGGAGGGCGTAACTCGCTTAAAACCTGGCGGGCGT